ATGGGAATCTACATGGTTACAGCACCTCGCAAGGGATCTAAACTTGGAACTGGTAAAGAATTCATGAAATGGCGCACTTTCTTCTACATCAACGATGTACATAAATGGACATTGGGAGCAGAAACTGGCAAGGGCGGATATAAACACTGGCAAGTACGCCTACAGATAAGCGGTAGCGACAATGAGGTGTTTAACAAAATCAAGGACGAAAATATGTTCCCAACGGCACACATCGAGAAGGGATCCGACACATGGAGTTACGAATGTAAAGAAAAAATGCATTGGACGAGTAACGACACGCCCAATATTCTCCGCGTACGGTTCGGACACATGAGATGGTATCAGAAAGACGTCATAGAGGCCGTTAGAAGGCAAAACGACAGGCAGATAGCCTACTGGTACGACCCCGAGGGAAATAAGGGCAAATCGTGGCTTGTAAACCACCTATTCGAATCGTGTCAAGCATGGTATGTACCGCCTACGTTAAAGTCAGTCGAGGGCATCATACAGTGGGTCGCATCCGTGTACATCAACAACAACTATAGGGAAATATTGGTAATCGACATCCCTAGATCGTGGAAGTGGAGTACCGAGTTGTACACCGCTATCGAGACCATTAAGGACGGGCTAGTATACGACCCGAGGTACCATGCACAAATGATCAACATTCGTGGTGTAAAAATCCTCGTGTTGTGTAACCACGAGCCGAAACTCGACGCACTATCTGCCGATAGGTGGTATGCAGTCGCGCCCGCCTTAACGTAACACTAACGGCGGTCGCTACCCCCTTTAGGGGGTAGGGACAATAATAGACCCCCCCAACCCCCCTTAGGGGGGAGAGAGGGATAGGCCGCACCTTGCGGTGCGGTTGTGTGGTTTGGGGATAGGACGTTAATAGACCCCCCCAACCCCCCTTAGGGGGGAGTCAGAAAGGACAGTCATCTCCTTCGTTCTCTTCCTTGTCAACGTTGATAGGATCGGTTGAGTTCTTGTTTTCGTTGATAGGGAAAGGGTTTTCGGGAATTGAGTTTTCTATTGCCTGTAGTGTCATGGGTTTACACTCAAGAACACCAAAAGCAGAATGAATAAACATCATCATGGCAAATTCGCTCCATCGTTCTGTTTGTTGGGTTCAATAGACGAAGGCCTAGTAGAAGCAGTCCCAGGGAATATGTTAATCATATTCGCAAAGAGGAACTGGTCAAGACCGTAAGTCTGGCTACCGTTAGCCTCAGCCATAGGAGAACTCCTAAGACCAGCGAAGATGACTTCCTCGGTCACAAAGACACGGTAGTAGTAAACTGTCTTGTACGCTTTAGGGAGCACGCACGTGATGACTGACACGGTAGGAACGGAATTTGCTCCATAGTTGGCAGAAGCAGTACCCCTAGTATTAACAGTAGTCTGGTAGTAGTCAGTAGGAAGGAATCCGAGTTTACCACGGTGTCCGGTCTGGAAGATACCACGAGCAGAGGAATCACCAGAAGTACCGTATGCAGTATCAAACGCTCCGTTAACATTACGAATGTAAAGAGGGCGGGTAGCAGTTGCCTGTGCCTCACCTACAACAGGAGTATTAACAGTTGCACCGGGCCAGTAATCCTGGGAGAGTTGTCCAATCTGCCAGTACAGAGGATAAGCCTCCCTACGGAATCCAGACTGAAGCATGAACTTAGACCAGCGGGGGTCAAGCATCATAGCATTGTAGACCTTCTCCTGATTAGCAGCTGAAATAGCAGAGACATTGGTAAAGATGTCCTCGCCATTGGTAATCCTGACAAGGCCAGGGTTCATCTGGTCACGAGGATCTACAGTCTGGGGGTCGTCAGCATCGTAAGAAAGTCCCTGGGGGTCTACAGGAAGAGTAGAAGCAGGGACAAACTTGACAGAGATTTTACCAAGTTTGAAGTACTTGTATGCTCCAAACAGATGTCTGCAACGTTCGAGGACTTCCTGTCCACCAACAGACCACTGAATGACCTGCATAGAGGACGCAGAAGTAGCAACGTCAAAGAAAGACTGAAATTTGAATTTCATAGTATCACAACCAGTGAGAGGTCATCATAGCGCCAGCACCAAAAGTACCGCCAGCAGTACCGATAGAACTAGCGTAAGAATTACCGATACTAGTGTTAGCGGAGTCAATTTTGCTTCCCCATCTTTCGTAAGCACGAGCGGGATTAAGTTTACGACCGTGCTTAGCAAGGTAAGAAGAGTATCCTTTCTGAAGGGTATCATAGGCATCTATCTGCCTCCTATAGAGTTTTCTGGAATTCCACTGCGAATAAAGGTTAGCACCGCCAGACAAAGCGAGACCACCAAGACCAGCAACGACCAGCGGAACAACCATCAGTAACGCCTCCATCCATAATACCTTTTCTTTCTGTAACCATACCTAAACCTGGGGCGGTATACACCCTTTCTATATCCGTATGCCATATTTAGCACCTCAATGTACATTTCTGTACGCTAATGTATCAGTAAACCCTATATAAATAATCTCCGATGTTATCCGC